CTCTTGGAACCGCATTAGATACAGCATTTCCGAGTATGAAAGTTAACAGTTCTTTTGAGTTTAATATTATTAATTTAGACTCAACCGACACCGCAACTCTAACTGCTAACACAGGTTGTACTTTGGTTGGCGTTGCAGCAGTTCTTGCGGTTACATCTTGTACTTGGCGTGTTCGTAAGACTGCCGATGCAACATATGTATTTTATCGCGTAGCTGGTTAATGTAATACCCGCCCCTTGGGGCGGGATTAACTTTTTTTGGAAATAATAAAGGAGTTTTAATCATGGCAAATAACAAACCTATTGGCGTTGCATACGCCGATCCACAATTAGATTCGTATCAAGTTGGTAGTTCTAACGATCCTATCTCTATTACTTCAGCAGGCGTTTTAAATGGTAGCTATGCTACTACTTCAGCTACTTCTGGCGATACCCGTTTAAATTACGAAAAGTTAACCTTTACCTCTACAGGTTCAGGCGAAACTTTACGTGCTTTTTCTGTAGTCACAGGTACTAATGCGGCTACTGCAGGCACAATCAATGGCGCCCACATTTCTTGCGAGATTAACGGTAACAGCGCAAGCATTTCTGGCGCAGCTAACGCAATCCGTGCTACTTTAGGTGGTAACGATGCTACTCCTGGCGGTACTTTGGCAGCCATTCAGTTGGACTCCAATTTTGCTGCTGGCGTAACTCTGCCTGGCGTTACTGCATTTATGCGTGTAACTGATAGCAACACCGTAAAAGTTGGTTCGTTGCTTAATATGCCAGCGCCAGCGTCAAACACAATTTTCCGTGCCAAAGCAGCAGCTGCTGTTACTCACGTTATCAAAATTGTGGCTGACAACGGCACACCGTACTACATTATGGTTTCGGACGCCGTGTAATGCAAATTAGTAAAGAGTTTTTGTTGTCTGAAATCTTTGAACTTGAGAATGAATCACAGAAGGCGCAAACCTTCTTGATTCAAGCTCAAGCCACTATTTCTGCGTATAAGATGCTTATTAATAAAATAGACGAACCTGAAAGTTCTGTAGCCGAATAAATTATGACTATATATCTAAGACATCCTGACCACGGTAGTAAAGTTGCTACGATGGAACAAGAAGCAGAATATGATGAACAAAATGGCTGGGTGCGTTATACTAACGATACGCCATCTGAAGAAGAAGTGATTGCGGCTCCAGTCAATACGTTGGAAGTAAAAAGACGTCGTAAAACTATCGAGTAAAGGGTGAGTTATGGCAATTTATACCGCCAACGATCAAATTAATGGGGCGCTACGTCTATTAGGAGTATTGGCTGAAGGTGAAACGCCGTCTGCCGCCACATCGCAAGATGCTTTAGCTGCTTTAAATCAAATGATTGATTCATGGAATACTGAGCGTCTATCGGTATTTTCTACGCAAGACCAAGTATTTAACTGGCCACCTAATGTACTCAGTAGAACGCTAGGGCCTACAGGTGACTTCGTAGGTAATCGACCTGTTCTATTAGACGATTCGACTTACTTCATTGATCCTGCCAACGGTATTTCGTTTGGTATTAAGATGATTAATCAACAGCAATACAATGGTATTGCCGTTAAAACAGTCACTAGCACTTACCCGCAAGTCATATTTACCAATATGACGTACCCTAACATTGAGATGTACATATACCCTAAACCAACTAAAGTGTTGCAATGGCATTTTATTTCGGTTCAGGAGTTAACACAACCAGCTACGCTTGCAACAAATATATTGTTTCCACCAGGCTATTTAAGAGCTTTTAGATATAACTTGGCTTGTGAGTTTGCTGCCGAGTTTGGTGTTGAGCCAAGCCCACAGGTATCACGAATTGCAATGGCCTCTAAACGCAACCTAAAACGTATTAACAACCCAGACGATATTATGTCATTACCGTACAGTATCGTTGGCACACGCCAGCGTTACAATATATTTGCAGGAAATTATTAAGGATAAATCATGGCTACGATTGCTATTTCAGCTTTACCCGTTGCAACTTCCCAAGCTGGGGCTGATGTATTGCCAATTGTGCAAGCAGCTAGCAGCACGACTAAACAATTATCTATAAATGCGTTGTTTACAAGCCCTACGCTTATAACACCTGCGCTCGGCACCGTAGCTTCAGGCAATATTTCTGCTTGTACTAGCACTAGCATGGTAATGGTTACGCCAGTATTAGGTACGCCAACATCGGGCAATATATCTAATTGCACAGGTAGTCCAACATTAACTAGCTTAACTGCAACTGGCGCAATTGTTTCAGCGGGTACAGCAGGCGTAGGCTATGCAACTGGAGCTGGTGGTACAGTTACGCAAGCAACTAGCCGAACTACAGGCGTAACACTAAACAAAACAACTGGTTCAATTACGTTAGTAAGCGCGGCAGGCTCTGGTACCGCAGCAACTTTTACGGTAACAAACAGCACCGTGGCTGCAACTGATGTAATTATCCTTAACCAAAAATCAGGTACTGATCTTTATGATTTAATGGTTACTGCTGTTGCTGCGGGTAGTTTTAATATTACTTTTAGAACTACAGGCGGAACGACTACAGAAACGCCCGTGTTTAATTTTGCAGTAATTAAAGGTGTAGCTGCCTAAATAATGAAAACCCCGATTTTAGGTCAGTCGTATGTTGCACGTAGCGTTAATGCAGCGGATGCCCGTATGGTTAACCTTTTCCCTGAAGTTGTAACTGAAGGAGAAGAAACAGGGTTTTTACAACGCGCGCCTGGGTTAAAGTTTTTACAGACTGTAGGTACTGGCCCTATTCGAGCATTGTGGGCGCATCAAACAAATGGTTCAGATTTCTATGTAGTATCGGGGCAAGAGTTTTATAAACTAACAGGTATTGGAAACACACCAATACTTTTAGGTAATGTAACAGGCACAGGCCCCGTATCTATTGCCGACAACGGCACACAAATATTTTTAGCGTGTAATCCTGACGGTTTTATCTATAACGAAGTAACTAATGTATTTGCTAAAATTACGGATCCTGATTTTGCAGGCGCTGTAACCGTATCGTATTTAGACGGCTATTTTGTGTTTAACGAGCCAAATAGTCAAAAGATATGGGTTTCCCAGCTACTAGATGGCACATCGGTTGATCCGTTAGACTTTGCTAGCGCTGAAGGCTCACCTGACGGCGTGGTTGCTCTTATATCAGATCACCGTGAGTTATGGGTGTTTGGTACAGATTCTGTAGAAGTTTGGTATGACTCAGGTGCAACCGATTTTCCTTTAACGCGTATTCAAGGTGCTTTTAATGAAATTGGTTGCGTTGCAGCATTTTCAGTTGCTAAGTTAGATAACGGTTTATTTTGGCTAGGTACAGATGCCCGTGGTCAAGGTATAGTCTACCGTGCTAACGGCTACACAGGTGTTCGGGTTTCTACCCATGCAATTGAATGGCAAATACAACAGTACGGCAATATATCCGATGCGGTGGCGTATACATACCAACAAGACGGCCACGCGTTTTATGTGCTTAGTTTTCCAACAGGCAACGCCACATGGGTTTATGACGTAGCTACGCAAGCATGGCATGAACGTGCAGGTTTTATTGATGGCAACTTTACAAGACACCGTAGCAATAACCAATGTAACTTTGGCGGTACGATTATTGTTGGTGATTATGCAAATGGTGATATTTATCAACTTGACTTAAATACTTACGCAGATAAGGGGCAACCCCAAAAATGGTTACGATCATGGCGCGCATTAATGCCAGGACAAAATAACTTTAAACGTACAGCACAACATACTTTGCAACTTAACGCTGAAACAGGCGTTGGGTTAGAACTATACCCCGCGTATGAATCTGAAGATATAGCAACAGAAGATGGCAAAGAAATTATTGCTGAGTATGTGCAAACTAATTTAGTTACACAAGCTGGACTTGAATTAACTACTGAATCCAATGATGGGTTTGAACTTTTAGGCACTAATACAAGTTCTGATGATATTAACGGGTATATTTTAGAGACTATTGGCTATCCTGCCTCGCCTGGGTATAATCCTCAAGCCATGTTGCGTTGGTCAGACGATGCTGGTCATACTTGGTCAAACGAACATTGGTCGTCAATGGGCAAAATTGGGCAGTATGGCTTTCGTACATTTTGGCGTCGGCTTGGCATGACACAAAAGTTACGTGATCGTGTATATGAAGTATCAGGTACCGATCCAGTAAAGATTGCAATTACCAACGCTGAAATACTGTTGTCACCAACTAATGCCTGATCCAATTAACATTACGCAGATTCCTGCGCCTAGAGTTGAATTAATAGATCCACGCACAGGTTTAATGTCACGGGAATGGTTTAGGTTCTTTAACAACATCTATTCAATTGTAGGCGCTAATTTAGGCATTGTTCAAATCCCGAATGGCGGTACAGGATTAAGTAGTTACCCTTTAAATGGTCAATTATTAATTGGTAATACAGCGGGGCAAAGATATGATTTAAAAACTTTGACCGCAGGCGCAGGTATAACTATAGCCAACGGCGCGGGTAGCATAACTATTACGGGTACAGGCGGTACGGTTACTAGCGTGTCTGTTGTATCAGCTAACGGCTTTGCGGGTACGGTAGCTACAAGCACTACTACACCTGCTATTACGCTAACCACAACCATTACAGGTATTCTTAAAGGCAACGGTACAGCAATCAGCGCAGCTGTAAGCGGTACAGATTACGCACCAGCTACAAGTGGCACGTCTATTTTGTACGGCAACGGTGCGGGTGGGTTTAGTAATGTTACCGTAGGCACAGGGTTAACCTTTGCAGCTGGCACGTTAAGCACAAGTGGCACCGTAACAACAAACGCACCAGTTACCAAAACGGCTGATTTTAGTGTAGCATCTACAGATACATGGTTAATAAACAATAAGACAGGCTCTACTTGCACGGTTACGCTACCGTCGCCATCGGCCAACACAGGGCGGGTTTTATATTTTATTAACTATCAGAATCAATCGTTAGTGTCAGCGTCTAGTAATGTTGTATCAAGGGCAGGTGGGGCTGCGGGTACAGCCATATTAGATAACGTAGCAGGTAATTGGGCAACCATTGTGTCAGATGGCACAAGCTGGATTACAACGCAAGCAGCAACATATAACAACTTATTGCTAGAATAATATGCAAATTGAGATGAACGTCACTTACGGACAAGGGTTTTTACCTAGCGCGCCTTTTGACTTACGCAATAGGGTAGAGGCATTGCAAGCTGAGTTATGTAAGTTGCCTCAGTATGAGCCTGAAACAAAGCATACGTTCCACGCAGGGATGTATTGCCGTGAAGTATGGCGTCAAGCAGGTGTGTTAGTTGTGGGAAAAGTTCATAAAAAAGAACATTTTTACCTAATTGTATCGGGTACAGTAGCCATAACAACGGATGATGGAGTACAATTAATCACAGGCCCTCAATTGCTATGTAGTACGCCTGGCACGAAACGCGCTGTTTATGCCGAAACGGATGCTTTATGTATGACTTTTCATGTTGTAGACGCTAAAACTGTTGAAGATGCCGAAATTGAATTAGTTGAATCCGATCCGAATGATATGTACGCTGTCGGAAATGTAGTTAAAGACAAACAAGTAGGGGTGACATTATGACTTTTTGGGTAGCAGGATCAGTAGCAGCTAGCACTTTAGTAGGCGCGTATTCAGCCAGCCGAGCGTCTAGCGCGCAATCACAAGCGGCAGGCGAAGCTACGCAAGCGCAACGCGATATTGCTAATGAACAAACAGCGCTTCAGCGTGAACAATATTTAAAACAACTTGAGTTAAACGAACCGTTTAGACAAGCTGGCCTTACTGGTCAGAATATGTTGTTAGCACAGTTGCAAGGCGGCCCATACGCGTCAGCTAAGTTTGGTGGCGTTGCAGGTTACGATCCAGCATCTGTTATGAAAAACTTTGGTGCGTCTGATTTCCAAGCCGATCCAGGCTATGCGTTCCGTCTATCTGAAGGCATAAAAGCTCTTGACCGCACCGCAGCGTCAAGGGGTGGTTTATTATCAGGCGCTACTCTTAAAGGAGCGCAACGCTACGGGTCTGATCTAGCGTCACAAGAATATCAAAATGCTTTTAATCGTTATCAAGCTAATCGCGCGCAACAAGCGCAAGAATACGGTAACGCGTTTAATCGTTTCCAAACTGAAAGAAGTAATACGCTTGCACCGTTACAAAGTCTTGCAGGTGTAGGACAATCAGCTACGCAACAAGCGCAACAAGCATCACAAAATTACGCTACAGGCGGCGCTAATACATTAGGGGCATTTGGCGCTGCCCAAGGTGGTAACATTATTGGCGCAGGTAATGCAAGAGCATCTGGTTATATGGGCGCGGCTAACGCATTAAGTAGCGGAGTAGGCCAAGGGTTAAATTTTTATCAAAATCAGAACTTAGCAAACCAACTACGGTATAACAATTTATCTAATCAATACGGCGCGGGTAATGTATATATGCCTGGCGGCGGGGGTGCTAGCGCGCCTAGCTATGCTACTACTGGAATTGAATTTTAAGGACTAACTATGGCAACTATTGATCCAAGTATTGCAATGGGTTATAAGCCCGTTCAAATTGAAAATCCTTTAAATCAGTTGGCGGCATATTCGCAAATTCAAGGCGCGCAACAAGGTCAACAACTTAATGCGCTAAAAATGCGTCAAGCGCAACAAGATTTTGATACGCAAAATGCGTTAGCTGAAGCATATAAAGGTGCGTTTAACCCAAACACAGGTGCTTTAGACTACAACCTTTTAACTAAACAATTAGCCGAACGCGGTGCTGGAACAGCTATTCCTGGTGTTATTGAAGCGCAAAAAAAAGCTGCGTTAACGGAACAACAACTAAAAACACAACAAGCTACTGAACAAAAAACATTAACTGAAACAACAGGGCTTCAGTATAAACAAAAACTTGATAAAGCTAATAAAGCATTAGCGGATATTTCTGCATTAGATACGCCACAAGAAGCGCTTGCAGGTATTGATAGACATTTAGCCTCAGGCGACATTGACCAAGCTAAAGCCGATATGCTTAGAAATTCTATTACAACGGCACCTAATTTTAGGGCTTGGCAAAAATCTACTCTAGTTAATATTTTAGATGCTAAAGATCGACTTGTAACTGAAGAAACTGCACGCGCCAATTTAGCACGAGAACAAAATGCAAAGCGTCAAACAGATATATCAGGCGGTCAATTAAACTTAGCAGAACGACGATTAGCTGCGGACTTAGATCCTACCGTACAAGCAAAAATTGCCGCTTCTAAAGCAGCTGGTACAACAGCAGGTAAAGCGCAAGCCGCAGCTGCCATAGCGTTGCCAAATGCTATTGCAACAAGTGAAAGTTTACTTAGTAAAATTGATGCTATGGTTGGAACACCTGCAGTTAAAGATAAAAGTGGTAAAGTTATTAACGCAGGCACAGCACCTCACCCAGGCTTTACAGGTGCAGTAGGTATGGGTAGACTTCAAACTTTAGGTATACCTGGCGTTGAACAACTTATACCTGGCACTCCTGCGGCTGACTTTAAAGCACGTTTTGATGAAATTATGGGTGGCGCGTTCTTAGAAGCGTTTGAGACTCTTAAAGGCGGCGGCGCTATTACTGAAACAGAGGGTAAAAAAGCAACGGCGGCTAAAACAAGGATGAGTTTAGCGCAAAGCGAAAAAGAATTTCTTGCCGCTGCTAACGAATACAAAGCTATTGTTAAAACAGGTATTGAAAGGGCTAGGAAAAAAGCAGGTGAAGCGCCATCAGGCGGCGTTAATATTGACGCTTTAGTAAATAAATACGCTCAATAATATGGCTACTCTTGAACAGTTAAGTTCTGCGCTTGTTAAAGCTGATGCGGCAGGCAATGTTGACGACGCAAAAGCATTAGCAATGGAAATTAAGCGTATGCGTGGCGAAACACAAGCGCCAACAATAGTAAACGCTCCCGATGCGCGTCAAAATGTTGCTGCTGAACCTGCGGATGCTCGCAGAGAAATGGTACAGCGCGAGTTAACTACTGCTATTGCACCGTTTGCAGGCGCATATACAGGTGTAGGTAACATTGTACTTGGTGGTCAAAAATTGCTTGGTAAAGGTTTAACAGCGTTAGGCGCTACAGACACAGGGCAATTCTTGACTGAAGATGCCATACGTCGCCAAGAATTGCAAAAACAGTTTATTCAGCCGTATAAAGACGTAGCACCTGGCTATGCAGGCGCGGGTGAGTTTGCAGGTGAAGTTGTAGCTACGTTGCCTGTGGGGGGTTTTCTTTCTAAACCCATACAAGCGGCAGGCAAAGCTATACCTAGCATAGCTAAAGTAACTACACCGTTAGCACAATCGCTTAGATCAGGTGGATTTCAAACAGGGTTAACACCTACAACTTTAACTGGTAGAACTGGTAATGCGTTAGCAAGATTGGTTGGCGGCGCTACTGTTGGTGGCATATCATCAGCTTTAGTTAATCCTGAAGAAACTGAAACAGGCGCTAGTATTGGCGCCGTTGCACCTTTTGTTGTACCGCCTGCAGTTAAATTTTTAGCCATAGGCGCAGGTAAATTTATTGATGCAGCTACAGGCAAACTTGCTAATGTTGAGGCAGGTAAGATTGCCCGTCAAGCAGCTGGTGATCAAATTAATCAGATCCGTGCAGCTAACGGTGCAGCACCAATAGACATTACTGCCGCACAAGCTGCTTACGGAATCGACAATGACGTCTACCAAGCATTTTTAGGGTTTGTGTCTGGTAAGGATAAATCTAGCTATTACCGTGTTCTTAAAGATAAACAAAAAGCAGAGCAATTAAATCAATTAGCGCGTCTAGCTGGTGGGCCATCCATAACTGAAAACCTAACATCTGTAAGCGAATTTAAAAATGCGTTAAACAATTTAATGACGCCGATCCGTGAAACCGAGTTAGGCGCCGCTAATATTGCAGGTACGCTAGGCCCCAAATTACAAGGTGAAGTAACTATATTAGGACAGGCTGCAACAGATAAAGTTCAAGATGTTCGCCGTTTTGTTGCGGCGGGTGACCGCGCAAGTGATCTTGCAACGCAACAAGTAGTTGAAAGAGGTTTGCCAACTAGCACCGCACGCTATACCTATGTAGGTGAGTTAGCAGATAAAGCCGATGAAGTAGCATCAAAGGCGGCGGAAGGGTCATTAATCTTTGGTCAAGCGGCACAATTTAAACAAGCCGCTTTTGATAGTTTAGCCGCAAATGGATTAAAACCTTTAACAGCTAAATCTGTCATAAGTCGCATAAACGGTATTTTGCGTAATCCTGAATTTGCAGGTAATGATGTTATTGAAGGCGCAGTTAAAAGTTTTGGTGATGATGTTGTTAAATGGACAGACAATAATGGCGTAATAGATGCGTTTGCGTTAGACAGTCTACGCAAAAATTCTGTTAACGCTGCCATTGAAAAATTACGCCCAGGACTAGATCAAACGGCTAAAAAGAACTTAGCCGCAAAAGTAATGGCTGACCTTAAAACTCCAATAATTAACGCCATAGAAGAAGCGGGTGGCACGGGCTATGGACAATACTTGCGTGATTACGCAGCTAACGCTCAACTAATTGACCGACGTAAATTAGCGGGTAAAGCGTTGTCCATGTTTGAATCGTCGCCTGACGAATTTATTAGACTAGTTAGGGGCAACAATCCTGACGCAGTAGAAAAAGTCTTTGGCCCAGGCAGTTTTAATATTTTTAAAGAGATGGGCGCTGATATTAAGCCTATGCAACAAATTGCTGACGAACTAACGCGTGATATTAAGATAGCCGAACAAGCTAAAGCAGGCGCTAAAGCATTAGGGTTTGAAGATGAAAGCCTTGCTAAAAAGATACCAGGCTTTGTAGGCTATAAAACCGCTATAGTTAAACAAGTCATACGAACTTTAGAAAATAAAGTTAGCGATAAAACAATAGATATATTAGCAAACGCGGCTAAGTCAGGTAAAAGTATGAACGAAATCTTAAATACTTTACCTGCCGATGACCGTATTCAAGTATTAAAAGCGCTTAAAAATGCGGCTAATCTTTCGGGTACACGCGCAGGCGTGGCGAGTCTTACTACCCCGCCAGTTAACGCATTAGCTCCTGAACAACAAAACCAAAACGCACTTGCAAGGTAAATATGGAAGCCGAGAACAATACACGAATTAGCGTGCATGAGGCAGTATGCGCAGAACGATATAAGCGCATCGAAGAATCGTTTGAGCGCGGATCTAAGCGCATGGCTCGCATTGAGTATATGTTGTACGCATTAATGGTCGTTACGTTTTTTGGTAAAGACACTTTTATGGAGTTATTACAAGCTGTAGTAATTAAATAATGGATACCGTAGATATCCTAGCAAAAATATGGCCTCTGTTAGTGGGGTTTGTAACGCTTGTTATTGTGCTTGCCAAAATGGATAATAAAGTGTCCGTCCTTGAAGAAAAAGTAAAAACATTGTTTGAATTATGGAATAAAAAATGAATATACAAGACGTTCTAAAAGCGGTACTGCCGATTGTTGTAGCGTGTTTAGCGTGGCTACTAGGTCAAGTATCAGACTTTTCTACACGGCTGACTAAAATTGAGGGACAAATGCCTGCCCTAATAACTAAAGAAAATGTGCCGACTGACTCGCCTTTGTCTGCTGAAGCAAGACACAAACTGAGAAATGAAATTTACACAGACATACACCAACTACAGGTTAAGGTGCAGTTACTTGAAGAACGTGAAAAATATGGGAAAAAATAATGTTAGGACTTGACGCAATACTAAACATAGGCGGTAAGTTAATTGATAAGCTAATCCCTGATCCAGAGGCTAAAGCTAAAGCACAATTAGAGTTAGCAACATTAGCCCAAAATGGTGAACTTGCGCAGATGGCAAACGATACCAAATTGTATGAAATAGAACAGACTAACATTAGTGACCGATGGAAGTCTGACATGGGTTCAGATTCGTGGTTATCTAAAAATATTAGACCAATGGCGTTAATTGCTATTTTTGTAGCTTATTTTGTGTTTACTATGATGTCAGCCTTTGGTCATAGCCCACAAGAGGGCTTCGTCAATCTCCTAGGGCAATGGGGGCAAATTTGCTTCCTTGCATATTTTGGAGGCAGAACGGTGGAGAAACTAGCAGATATGAGGGCTAAGAAATGATTAGCAACTGGGATAAGTCTTTCGATATGGTCATCGCCCATGAGGGCGGGTTCACTAATGATGAGCGTGATCCTGGCAATAAGTTACCAAACGGGCGTAAAGGCTCTACCATGTTGGGATGTACTCAAGCCAATTGGGAAAAATATGTAGGACATGAAGTAACTCAAGATGATATGAAAGCGTTAAAAAAAGAAGATGTTAAACCGTTATACAAAAGAGATTATTGGGATGCCGTTCGCGGTGATGATTTACCTGCTGGCGTGGATTACGCCGTGTTTGATTTTGCTATTAATGCTGGGCCAGCCGCTGCTCGTAAGATGATACAGAAGGCGCTTGGCGTGACTGCTGATGGCTCTATTGGCCCTGCTACGCTAAAAGCAATCCAAGAAGCAGAGGGTAAAGACTTGCTAGACAAGTTCAGCAATAGCAAAGAAGCGTTTTATAAGTCGTTGCCGACCTTCCAGACATACGGCAAAGGATGGCTCAAGCGTGTTGCTGATGTACAAACATCCGCCTCAACTATGTTAGCGTGACTGCTGCCTAGCCATCTCACGCGCTTGCAAGCATAACTCAGCGTATTTTTTAGATGTATCAGGGTGCCATCCGCCCATCAATACGTCACAATTAACTTTGGCTCGATCTTCTCTACGCGTTAGCTCGGTCATGCCGACCAAGTAAGTGCAGACAATAATGCCAAATAACGCTACTAAAATAACTACGCCGTCTGTTTTCATATCACGTCTCCTAATAATCCTACTGAATAACGGCTTAGTAAACGGAGCTGAAACTTCCGTAAAGCCATATTTTCAATCTCACTAACTCGACTACGGGAAATCCCTAACTCATCTGCAACCTCTTGCTGGCTCATATAATTTTCGTTGTTTTGTGGCTCAGGCACATAATTGTCGTAGTCGTCGTCCATTAATAAGCACCTTTCTTCGGTGCGTTATTGGCGTGGCAGCAATATCTCTCGCCCATCTGCTTAATCATCTTTTTAGAATCTTCAACTTGCTTTTGGCGTAATAACTCGCATATCTCAGGGTTAAATCGCCCTGCCCGAATCATTTGCGTGATCATATTCTTGTCGGTATTATTCATATTTGCTCCTTGTATTGATTTGTCGATAGGCTTGGATAGCCATTCGCAAGTCTTGTTTTAATAATTCTATCTCATAAGTATCCTCTAAAATCCGAGAATACGCTTCTGTTGCAAATTCAACTAAATTGGCGTGTGACCAAGCATAGAAATCAGGTTCGGTCATGGTGCTATAGCTTCCTTCATAATCTCGATACGTTCACGGCTAACCCGTAAAGTGTTATACCTCATGTGCAATCTCTCCATGATGGATGCTCGCTTGAGGCCACGTCGCTCCTCAATCAGCATAATTAATACTTCAGACTCATTGAGCTGATTCAGTACGGCTTGCAGCTTGCGCCAGCTTAACGGTTTCATGTTCGACCTTTCTTTGTAGTTCAATTGTTTCAGCAGTAATTTTTTTTAATGATCTAAGCGCAGCGTTGTACTGCCTCGCCCTAATTGTTTCCTCAGCCATCGCCGCTTTCAACTTGGCTTTGTATTGTAATAGCCTTTTCACTTCTCTCTCGCTTTCTTTAATATTGCTCTCGACACATCATAGATATTAATAATTCCTTTTGTTTTGCCGTTTTCAATTAACTTAAAATCTGAACAAGTTTCAGCCCAAACTTTATCTATTTCCTCATCGGTTAGTTCTTTTGCTGACAAACAACAACATTGACTAGGTATTCTGTGGCATTTGCTACAAAAAATATTTTGGTTCATTTCTCACTCGCTTTCTGTAAAATTTCTCTAATACATTCAAGTTGTAACCATCCAAAATTCTCTACATCAAAATACTGGTCGTACACTTCTTTTATTTCATCTTCCGTTAACTCACGCAACTCAACTTCTTTAGATAGCCGATTAACTTCTAGCATCAACCGTGCAATCGTACCCTCGGCACTCTCAAGCAAAGTAATCAACTGTTGTTCGTTCATGTTAGTTCCTCCATAGCAATCTCTGATAACGCTTTTTTATCCTTCAAGGCACCCAAAATGCGTTCCTCAATCGTTTTCGTTGTGATGAGGATGTAAACCCACACATCATGCTTTTGACCACTCCTATGCAGTCTGCCGATGGTTTGTTCGTAATACTCTAACGACCACGGCAGAGACACAAACACCATCTTGCACCCGCCATGCTGTAGGTTTAACCCATGCCCTGCCGATAACGGGTGAATTAACAACAGTTCTATTTCGCCTGCGTTCCAACGGGCAATCGACTGTGGGTCATTGATTGTCTGTGCGCTAGGGTACCTACGCTTGAGTTCTGCCAGCTCCTCGACGTAGTTGTAAACGATGATGGTATTCGCCCGTTGGTTTTCACTTAACAGCTCATCTAACATATCAAACTTATGGGTGCTAAACCAAATAGGCGTCTGGGTGACGTTCATGCGCCCAGGTGTATTGGACGCGGTTGTTTCGGTACTGTAAACAAACCCTGACGACATCTGTTGTAACTTCTGTGTGACTACGGCTGCACTAACTGCCGTAATTTTTTCTTTACCAAACTGAACAACAAAGTCCTTCTTCATCTTCTCATAATGGCTGCGGTCAGCCATATCGCAACGCATCTCCACAATATGTAGCGGTGGCAACTGGTCAGCGTACTCGCCAGCGTCTAGCACAAACGTCGCAGGTTTGATTGTGTGCATGACTTCAGGCAGCGCACCTTTGCGTGGCGCCCACTCGCCAAAGTCTTTGTTCATTAGGATAAAATATTTTTGCATAAAAGCCCCCTTAGACCGCCCTAACAACTGTTGGTCAATGATCTTACATTGTCCAAACACATCCTCAAGGCCATTGCTAGTAAACGATCCTGTCAAACCCCAACGTATTTTGATGGAGTCAATAACTTTATTAAGGGCTTTGAAGCGTGCGCCTGACGGATTTTTTAACCTAGTCAGCTCATCAAACACAATACCGTCGAAGTCCATGTCGTCTGGCAACGATTGCAGATTGTCGTAGTTGGTCACAACCACTAGCGCCTTGGACTCAAACGCTTTTTTGCGTTGCTTTGGTGTGCCTACGGCTACAGCTAACTTCATAAAAGGCGCCCACTTCGGCTGCTCAACAGGCCACACATCCGTGCAGACACGCTTCGGTGCTATGACTAGCCATCTAGTCACAACGCCGTTGTACAGACAATCGTACATGGCGCGTAGCGTGATAGCCGTCTTACCTGCACCAACAGGCGCAAGAATCATTGCACGGTCATGCTCGTACAAAAAATCAGCGGCTATTTCTTGATAATCTCTTAGTCTCATAACACGCCCCATTGTGTTGCCATAGCATCCGCTATGCCTTGATAAGTTTTACTGCGAATTTTCCAACGATCTTTAGACGGGGGTAGTTTGTTTTGCCCACTAGTTGTTTGATTGCCTCGGCGTGTCTTATTGTCACCATCTAATTTATTAGTTGGGGTAAGAAGCGCTAGATTTTTTAACCACAAACAAGTTTTTTTACTTGCATCGTCGCCAAACCACCAAGGCTGCACAATTTGATCTGGCTTGCGTACGCGGCTACTAATAATACTTACGGGGTTTTCTATAGCAATACGTTTAATCGACGCGTTCATTAACGCTTGCACAAATTCTAGCGCGTCCTCAGTTAGTTTAGGGTCGCGTAACCCCCGCGTTGTCCAATGCATACCGCTAACGCTAAGATAAGTACATGGCGGATGCGCTATCATCATATCCCACCCATTGTTAATAATATCCATTACATTGCCTTGGTAGTGAGGCCCTGGAGCATCTGTAGGTAATAAATCACAGCTCATAGCGCTATGTCCTTCCCGTATAAATGCGTCGCGGACTGTACCGCTAAACTCGCACGCAATTAGTATCTTTAACCCACTCATCTATCTGCTCCTTAGTCCATAAACACGCATATTGTTGGGATAACCCCGTTACTTCTTCCATAAAAAATTTCTGTAGGGCAGATACCTTCCCACCTTTTGTTTTTAATTCTACAAACCACGTATCGCCATTGGGCAGACACGCAATCTGATCTGACACGCCACGCTGGTTGATTGACCTAAACTTATAAGTCTTTCCGCCTATTGACATTACTGCCCATTTAAAATAAGATTCAATTTCTTTTTCATTCATGTAAAAAAGTTTAACACATAATTTAAAAGTGTGGTAAAGTAGAATCTCAAATCAACTAAAGTAAAGGAAAATAAAGATGAAAGTAATAAAAGCGTTTCCAATGGAGTATTTTGATTCGCATCAATCAGGCATGGACTTACGGGATTACTTTGCTATCCACTTTGCACAGTCACAAATTAATTTAATAAAAGATGAGCAGTTTGATGCGTTAGAAACATTTAAAACGTCTTACAAACTGGCTGACATTATGATGAAAGCGAGGGCTGCATAATGGCTCAACATTCAAATATCGTCGGTGGCTCGACTGCGAAACGCGTTATGGGTTGCCCAGGCTCTGTTGCTTTATGCGCTAAGATGCCACCAAGACCAAGTAGCGTCTACGCTGATTTAGGTACATTACTACATACAGCTATCTCACAAGTTTTAGACCAAGGCGTAACGCCTGATTCTTTAATCGGTATGAAGTATCAAGACCAAGTGCTGACGCAAGACCATATTGACAACAAACTCCACGTTGCTTTAAATTTACTTGGCGAGATAGATCCTAAGCTAGAAATGGAATACGCCGTTGAGACTGAAGTTGGCTTCGGTGACTTCTTACCCAACGTGTTTGGCTCATGTGACTTATTAGGCCGTATCGGTAATCGAGCCATTGTATTGGATTGGAAGTTTGGCGATGGTGTAGCCGTAGGTGTAGAGGAAAACGAACAGTTGTTATTCTACGCAGCAGCCGCTATGCGTACTGAATCCGTCAAGTGGGTGTTTGATGGCGCAACAGAAATCGAGTGCGTCATTGTGCAACCACCAAGTGTCAAGCGCTGGGTGACAACCGTTGAACGTGTCAAAATTTTTGAAAATAATTTAGTTGCATCCGTCAAAGAATCACAGAAGAAAAACGCAGGCCTCAGCGCGGGTGAGCATTGCCGATGGTGCGCTGCAAAACCAATTTGTCCTAAGATGACAGGTGCGGTAGACCGAGCGCTACAGGATCAACTGATGAGCCTCGATGCTGATATGATAGGTGGCTATTTAAAGAATTGTGATCTGTTAGAACAATGGATTACTGATCTGCGAGCGTTAGCGCATCAGATGTTAGAAGCAGACAAGCCTGTGCCAGGTTGGAAGTTAGTCAATAAGCGTGCAATCCGTCAATGGGCAAACGATGATCAGGCAGCAGACGTGTTAGCAAAAGTAATTCCCGAAGCTGAGTTGTATGTGACTAAACTCATTACACCAGCAGTAGCGGAAAAGGTACTCAAGAAGTTAGGCACTCAACTGCCTAATGACTTAGTAGTAGCAGTAAGTAGTGGCAGTACGTTGGCACGTGAAGAAGATCCACGCCCAGCCGTAGTACAAATCGGGAAGCAACTTGTTGCAGCCCTTTCTAAAATCCAATAGGAACTAAACTAATGTCAAACATAACCACGTTTTCAGCAGCAAATTTACCCTCTGTAACTTCATTATCGACAGCACTTCGTGCTTTAGAAACCGATGTTGGCGCAGCAGGTGTTGTCATTCTTAAGATGGACAAGACAGGTCATTGGGTGTTCGGTGCAGACCAAACCGAAGTCGAAGATGACTCAACATGGGCAGTCAATCCATTCTCATTCGTGCATGGTTTTATTGCATGGGGCGACGGTGAAGTGCTTGGCGAGAAGATGGTATCAGTCTCTCAGCCATTGCCTGAGTTAGAAGCAGCGCCACCAATGGCTCGTAAAGGTTGGGAGACTCAGGTGGGTATGTCTATGAAGTGCTTGTCTGGCGAAGATAAGGGCATGGAAGTGCGCTACACCACAACTAGCGTTGGTGGTAAGCGTTCTGTACAAGCCCTTGCAGTTGCTATTGCCACGCAAGTAGACACAGACCCGAAGTTGCCTGTACCGATTGTTACGCTTGAAAAAGAGCATTACAGTCACAAGTCTTATGGCCGCATCTACACACCAATTTTTAAAATTGCTAGTTGGATGAGCATGACTGATGAAGCTGGTACGCCAGCCGAAGAAACCGCAGTCGCAGTAGAAACAGAAGCAGCAGCGCCTGTAGCAACAGCGCGTAGACGTCGCAGCTAAAGAAATGGGGCTAGTCTGTGATTATTCAGTCTAGTACACACAAGTCGAAGAACTAAGAAAACCGACTAGCCCCACCTACCTATGACAATCCTATATATTGATTTCGAGACACGCTCACGCTGTGATCTACCCAGCCGTGGCGTTTACAATTACGCGAGGGATGCCAGCACGTCTGTGCTTTGTCTCTCTTATGCGTTTGATGATGAGGAAGTGCAATCGTGGTTGCCTGATCAAGAATTTCCTTGGCAGATTGTTGACCATATCGTATCAGGCGGTCAAATACGGGCGCATAACGCTGCGTTCGAGCGCTTGATTATGTGGTACGTCTTGTGTCCAGACAAAGGAATCCCAGAACCGACTACGGAACAGTTCTATTGTACAGCTACTCAGGCGCGTGCCAACTGTGCGCCAGGCTCGTTGGATGATGTTGGCCGATTCGCAAGTGTTAATATGCGTAAAGACCATAGAGGCAATCAACTGATTCGCCTGTTATCTATTCCTAAAGCCGACGGTACATTTAACAACGATGTGACGCTCATGGCTGAGATGGTCGCCTACTGCGAGCAGGATGTTCGAGCAATGCGTGCGATTAGTCAAGCTATGCGCCAACTGTCAGATGATGAGCTGTTAGACTATCATGTTAATGAAAAGATTAATGATCGTGGCGTATTGTTGGATAAACCCCTAGCCGAGTCAGCGATCAAGTACGCTAGTGCAGAGTTAATAGAAATAGAGAATTTAGTAGCAGAATTAACAGATGGTGAAATATTAAGCGTGAGAAGTCCACGGATGCGTGAGTGGGTACTTGCAAGAGTTGGCGATCAAGCCAAGAAATTGATGGAAAATTATAAAGATGGTGACAAAAAATACTCAATCGACAAGACAGTTCGAGCTAATCTACTTGTGTGTGCTGAAGAAAATCCCGATGAGGTACCGCCGCAAGTTGCAGATGTTGTCCAATGCGCGGACGACCTATGGGCGTCTAGTGTCGCAAAATTTAAAAGACTAAAGGAGTTAGCAGATGAAGAAGATAACCGAGTTCGTGGAGCATTTGTCTTTGCTGGTGGCGCAGCCACAGGTCGGGCAAGTAGTTACGGAGCGCAAGTCCACAACTTTACCCGAAAGTGTGCCAAGGAGCCTGATGCCGTTAGATCCGCTATGGTTAGAGGCCACTCAATTGTCCCTACCTTTGGACGGCGGATCACAGATGTACTCAAGTCAATGCTCAGACCTGCCCTTATACCCCAACGGGGAAAATCATTAGTTGTTGCAGATTGGGCAGCCGTTGAAGCACGGGTTAATCCGTGGTTGTCTAACTGTCCAGCAGGTATCAAAAAACTAGACTTGTTCCGTACTGGTGAGGATGTTTACAAGGTCAACGCTAGTGCGACGTTCCATGTACCAGTTGATCAGATCACTAGCGAGCAGAGGCAGATTGGTAAGGTACAAGAGTTAGCGTGCGGATTCGCAGGTGGCGTGGGAGCGTTCGCTGCAATGGGTAGAGCGTATGGTATTTTGTTACCTGAACCTGAAGCCAAGCGCATGGTCAATGCGTGGCGTTTAGCGAATCCGTGGTCAGTACCGTACTGGCAAGACCTTGAAAATGCTTACACAAGGGCGATGCGTAACAAAGGACATGAGTTTAGAGCAGGCCGTGTAACCTATTTATTTGATGGGCAACACTTGTGGTATGCACTACCGTCTGGTCGTGTGTTATGCTATCCATTCGCCCGATTAGATACAGATGGAGTTAGTTATGCCAAAGCATCGTGGAAGCCAGCAGCAGACGCTAAAGAGTGGCCAAGAGCTAGACTATGGAAAGGACTCGCCTGTGAAAACATCACCCAAGCAGTCGCCAATGACTTATTGCGACACGCTTTGCGAGGCTTGGATGATGTGGTTTTGCACATCCATGATGAAATCGTGGTCGAGTCAGCAACACCCGAAATAGCAGTACAAATAATCAAAGACGTTATGTGTACCCCACCCGCATGGGCAGAGGGGTTACCATTAGACGTAGAGGCAAGCGCTATGACAAGGTATGGTAAGTAAAAAAAAACCCCTAGTTTTGGGCTAGGGGTAATTAATTCACGGAAGGAAACACAAAATGCACAACTTTTTAGAGTTTATCACGAATTTAGCGCCAGAGGGCGAGACTGCCCTCATTGTGCGCCAAAAGCCACAGTTGAAGGACGGTGAGCTGCAACTGCACGCTGACGGCGCTATCAAATGCACATGGCCTGCTTATCTGCCTAGTCACAGAATGAAGGACGGTGAGGCGTGGTACATCAATACGGCGTCATTTATCATAGACCGCTTCGAAGATGGGCGCATATCAGCGAGCGCAACCAACTGCGAGTTTGTGCTATTTATGATGTTAGATGACATCGGCACCAAGTCGAAAATACCGCCTCTTGCACCGACATGGATTCTTGAGACTAGCCCTGATAATTTTCAGTACGGCTACGCTTTCTCTGAACAACCCACCAAGGGTGAGTTCACGGCAGCAGTCAAAGCCATTGCTGCGGCAGGTTACACCGACGCAGGCGCTACTAATGCAGTCCGTAATGTGCGTCTGCCTGATTCGATTAATTTAAAGCCTGGGCGTGATAATTTCAAAGCACGGCTAGTCGAGTTCCATCCTGAGCGTGATTACACGCTAGACGATATCTGCACGGCATTGAATGTTACGCCTGCGCCTGCTGATACGAACCACTACGCGCCAATCAGATTAGCCGACAATGGTGGCGATGATGTGTTAGCATGGATGAATGATCAAGGCATGGTTTTGTCGAAGATCAACGGCGAAGGGTGGTTATCAGTCACTTGCCCTAACAATGCCGAACACACCGATGGTAACCCCGAAGGTCGGTATAAACCCTTAGATCGTTCTTACTGTTGTTTACACTCGCATTGTGTTGATTTCGGCAGCCAAACTTTTCTCGATTGGGTTGCCGCTAACGGTGGCCCTAAAGTTACGCATGGCCTGCGTGATCAGTTGATCGCTGAGGCGATGACTGTAGCGCTTGCTAAGATTACCCCTAGCGATATGTTTACCGATGACGCTGACGCTAAGATTGCCGAGGTCGAGCGTAAAGAGTTAGGGCGTGTCGAGAAGTCCAAGTGGTACGAGCGTTTCGCTTACGTGCAGGACGATGAGTCCTACTTTGATATGCAAGACAGACGCGAAGTGTCAAGGCAGACTTTTAACGCTTTGTTCCGTCACATCAAATGTATGTCAATCCATGCGCCTACCACTAAAGTTGAGGCGTCTATTTGTTTTGATCAGAACAGACAAACGATGGGCGCCAAAGCATTAGTTGGTATCACATACGCTGCGGGTGAGACTGTGCTTGTCGCCCGTGACGGCGATCTATACGGTAACAGATGGCGTGACGCTAGACCTGACGTGTCAGGCGTAGCCGTGTCCGAATCGACAATAGCGCCCTGGCTGAATCATTGCCGTGAGCTGGTGCCTGAGCCTGCCGAGTTAGAACACCTGCTTGACATCATGGCCTGCAAGGTGCAGCACCCGCAAGTTAAGATCAATCATGCCGTGTTGCATGGCGGCGATGAGGGCAGCGGTAAGGATACGATGTGGGCGCCGTTTATTTGGGCAGTCTGTGGCAGTCACCTGAAGAACCGTGGGATTATGGACAACAACTCCATCAACTCACAATGGGGTTATCAGCTTGAGTCTGAAATTTTATTGATTAACGAACTAAAAGAGCCTGACGCTGCTTCCCGTAGGCAGTTGGCCAATCAACTCAAGCCCATCATAGCCGCGCCGCCTGAGATGTTACCGATCAACCGTAAGGGTTTGCACCCGTACCAGATGGCTAATCGTGTGTTCGTTCTAGCGTTCTCAAACGATCCTGTGCCTATTTCGTTAGCGTCGCAGGACAGGCGTTGGTTTTGCGTCTGGTCAGCAGCAGCTAGGATGGACGCTAAAGTAGCGCAGGCGTTGTGGGCGTGGTATCGCAAGGGCGGGTTTGAATCTATTGCTGCGTGGTTACACGCCCGTGACGTGACTAAGTTTAACCCAGCAGCAGCGCCGATGATGACTGAGTTTAAGGCTAATCTAGTCGAGCATGGCATGAGTATGGCTGAGTCGTTCCTCGTGGAGATGCTACGCGCCCGTAAGGGTGAATTTGCGCGCGGTGTGATAGGTTCACCGATGCACGCGCTATGCGATAGATTGACAGGGTTAGCGCCTAGTAATGTGAAAGTACCGCAAGCAGCTTTGTTACACGCGCTCAAAGAGGCAGGGTGGGTGGACTGTGGCCGCTTGAAGTCGCGTGAGTTTGACACGAAGAAGCATATCTACGCAGCGCCAGAAGTAGCTAGTACGCTGAGTAAATCTGAGCTGAGGCGTGCGGTTGAGGACTTGCCTATGCCTCAGAAAGTCAATACAAAATGAATCGAAAAAAGCGTCTTTAAAACTAATCGAAAATAGCGTCCCCAAACATAATCGAAAAAAGCGTCCCCTTAAAAATATAGAAATGTGTATAGCCCACGCCCGTCACCCACGGGCGCAGGCGTAAAAAAACCAAAAAAAGTCAAAAAAAACCGAAAAAATTCCAAAAAAAATAAGGCCAAAAAAGGCCGTTTATAGCGCGCGGCCATAGTTAGCAGCTCTAGCTCCAGCTCTAGCTCCAGCTCTAGCTCCAGCTCTAGCTCCAGCTCTAGCTCCAGCTCTAGCTCCAGCTCTAGCTCCAGCTCTAGCTCCAGCTCTAGCTCTAGCTCTAGCTCTAGGCGTAAAAAAAGCCCGCTGTAGGCGGGCCATGGTTTATATGATTACTGGTTTAAAGATCGAATACAGCAACCAGTAATAAGACTATAGAGCTTGCAATAATAGCTATTAACATGATATTACCCCGTTATATTTGCGCGCGAATAGCTGCGCGCTTGTTTTATTAGTAAACCGAATACTATAGTCTTCGCCTTGTATTTTGTAACGTACGATATACATTAAAAGCCCCCCGTTTTATAGATATAAATAAGAGCAAGGCCGAAGCCCATGGCAGCCGCAAATAGGCCGCCGAGTAAATAATCAATAAATGTCTTCATGTTTTCCCCTAAATTAAAATGTACAGCAGCCACAGCACGGCGCGTCTTCGCAGCGGCCGCGCGTGTTTCTTACTTCATGCGAAGCTTTACCCTGGTTATAAAATGTAAACGTGTCAACGGTTTTAAATGATACGGGCGCGAGTATTGTCCCGCCCGTTGATTTATCGATTGTTAAAATATACGGTTTACCGTTAATCTTAGTACGAAAATCAACGTGGTTTTTATAGTATTCCTTCTTGCTCATTGTTAGCATAATTTATCCTTAATTAATGTACTGACTCAAAAAAAGCCCTATGATTACACCGTATAAAACGGGAAGCGCAAAATTTAACATATTACGCCGCCTTCAAATAAAAGATCTTGCTAGCGGCTTTTTTGGCGCTGCCATGGGCCTTAAAACCTATAATCACAGCGCGGGCCACGTTAGCACATAATTTACAAGTGCTGCAGCTTACATTGTCGCGGGTTTGTGCAGGGCAGACAATTACAGTATTACCAGCTGGCGTGATACTTTTGTCTTGATAATCTTCTGGTAATAAAGTAACCACGGGGCCAATTTTAAGCTTCATTAGTTTATCGGCCTGGCTTAAATTATCCGCGCTTAAATTAATTGTAAAACCGCTCTTATTGGCCAATTTTACTAGCGCTTTATTTTCCTTCGCTATAGCATCATTTCCAATAACGGGCTTATGAGTATAAGTAAAACCCGCGGCCTTGCTGCTAGAATTAGCAGCTACTAATGATAGCAGCTTATTTTTATCTATTTTATTACCCGCCCCTGGCAGATCCCCCGCTTGATTATGGCGCCATAATTGGCCATTCTCGAATTGTTTGATCTGGTTTAAAAATTCAGTCCAAGCGCCGCCGCGCTCCTTATTACTAACTTTATTCCAATGAAGCGCTAGCGGGCCTTGTTTAGCATAGCACGTCTTTTTATGTGGACAATCTGGCGGGCAGCTCTTCTTTTCAGTAGTAGATACTGGAATAGCTCCCGTTTTCACGTTAGCGCTTTTTAATGTTAAATGTACTTGCATGGTTTAATTTCCTTTATTTTAGATTAGTCTATATTGTGCATACGATCGAATTTTTGAAGGCCGCATACGGCTTACACAATCGCGGCAAGTAAAATTTAAGCCCGCGTTATTCATGGCCGCCTGGAAGGTAGAATAATCACAATCCTCCTCTAGGTAAGCATAGGCGCCGCGCATATAAGAATATGAGCTTATTTTATTGGCAATATCTAACTTAATTAATAGATCTTTTTTTACTTTAAGCCAACCATGGCCTGGATCTTGAATAAAGTCTAGCTTCATTTTATGTTTTCCTTTAGTTTATTTTGATGTGGTTTTAACACAATATACAGCTGTAATCTTCGTATACTTCGCGAGTGTATCCGCTGGTATAGCTAAATCAGTTACCAGGGTTTTATAGTCTATTACTTGCCTATTAGTAGCGCTTACAGTAGCTTTAAATAGCGCGCCTTCGAATACTTTATTATCAGTTAGTGAAGCGTGATCTTTTAAAGTATCTTTAATCATATCCGCTTCTTTTGTTAGCGCTGCTATCTGGGCTAACAGCGCTCCAAGCGTATCAACGCTCATATGTTGAATATTAGTTAGTGCATTCATACTATGTTTTCCTTTAGATTAGTATCAAGGCGGGGCCTTCCCGCCTTGGAGCTGCTATTAGTTAAATTTAATGTGATACTTAGTATCCGCATATGAGAATTGGCGGCGGGATGCGATAGCTTCCACAATGGCGCTGTTGTGACGGATTACCTTACGATCATGCGGCGCAAAATATGAGAAGGGTACATCGTTTCTTAGTGCTTCCCTAAAAGCTATTTTGTGTAGTTTGTTTAACATTTTAGTTTCCTTTAGTTTAGATTAGTTTATTGTGCTGCTAGTATCAATTATACACAAACTAATTAATAGTGCAACTAATTTCGTTACATTTATGCAAATAATTTAACTGTGGATAATTTGCGTTGTCCATGTGGACAATGATGTGGATAACGATTATCCCGTTTAAAGTTATGACGGGCTTTGATGTGGATATTGTGGATAAGTATATTTAACTAATTCTAATTAACTAATAGTATACATATAAGTATATTGATAGTTACTATTGTAGCTCTTAAAAAGTACTTGTCCATATGGCCCATGTTGTCCACGTTTACCCCGCGCCTTTTGTCCCTGGCTTTTTCCCCGCTCCATTCTGTGGATAGTGTGGACTATTAAAAAGTATTAGTCCACATTGTCCACACTACCCGCCATTAATAACGCGTATTAATACCAGCTAAAAAGAGATTGTCCATGTTGTCCATGTTGTCCACTCCCCGCAAACCCTTATACTTACAGGCTTGCAGGCTTGCGTTACCCGCAAAGCCTTATACTTGCTGGCTTGCAGATTTTGCCTGCAATTTTGCGGCCAAAAACTTTTTGCATGGGGGGGGTAGGGCCAAGCCGAACGGCCCTATGGCGGCGGAGCGTTTGCGCAAACTTTTTATTTTTTTATAAAAAATCTATGATAAGATTCCACCATGTTTGATAACTTTCATTCCTATGTGTATGAGCCACGCAAGCTAGAAGCTACCGAGGCTAGATTGCAACGCATCTACGATGCGGCCAAGTTAGGACTCAAAGGCGACACCTTAGCCTTAGCGGCTGGGATGCGCCCTACCGAATACCGACAGCTTACGCAATTAGACCCCATTGCCGAGTACGCTGAACAAAAAGGCAAAGCCGATGGCGAGATGGAATTATCAGCGATACTGCACAAAGCCGCCGCTGATGGCGACGCTAAAGCTGCGCTAGAAATCCTCAAGCACCAGCATGGCTGGGTAGCTAAACAACAACTGTCGATAGATGTTGAGCAGCGCATCTCGATCACAGCCGCACTCGAACAAGCGCAACACCGCGTCATCGAAGGCGTGTTCAAACAAGTGGAAAGCCAACCAACCGACGCCGAAGCGTTCCACGTAAAACCTACGCTTAACACCGAACGCAAACAAAAAGTCGCATAAATGCAATCCACCATCTACTCAGCGCAAGACGAACAAGAGTTAATGTCACGCCTGTGGAGTCCTGCGATTAAGGACAATCCGCTAGCGTTTGTGATGTATTGCTATCCTTGGTCGCAACAGGGTACGCCGCTGGAGAATTTCACAGGGCCACGCAAGTGGCAACGTGAGATCTTACTGGACATCGCTGAACATATTAAGCAGAATCAAGGCAAGCTGGACTTTGATGTACTGCGAGAAGCGGTAGCGTCTGGGCGTGGAATTGGTAAGTCAGCGCTAGTGTCATGGCTAGAACATTGGATGTTATCCACCAGAATAGGCGCAACCGTCATCGTGTCGGCTAACTCGGAAAGCCAGCTGCGCTCAGTCACCTGGGCGGAGATCACTAAGTGGCTATCCATGTCAATCAACAGCCATTGGTTCGAAGTGAGCGCAACCAGAGTGATGCCAGCCAAATGGTTAACTGAACTAGTCGAACGTGATTTGAAAAAAGGCACACGGTATTGGGGTGTTGAAGGACGGCTTTGGTCGGCGGAGAATCCTGATGCTTACGCAGGGGTTCACAACTACGACGGGGTAATGGTTATATTTGATGAAGCGTCGGGTATTGATGATTCTATCTGGGCGGTGACGTCTGGGTTTTTCACGGAGAATACGCCCAACAGGTTTTGGATGGCGTTTAGCAACCCACGACGGAATAGCGGGTATTTCTATGAGGCGTTCCACTCCAAGCGGGAGTTTTGGAAAAACCGCAACATCGACTCACGCCAAGTCGAAGGTACAGACAAGAACGTCTATGAGCAGATCATCGCTGAGTACGGCTCGGACTCGGTGCAAGCCCACGTCGAAGTGTACGGTATGTTCCCGAACGCGTCCGATGATCAGTTCATTAGCGTGAACACAGTTGAAGAAGCCATGCAACGGGAAAAGTACAAGGATAATACTGCGCCCATCATCATAGGGGTTGACCCTGCACGGTTTGGTTCGGACTCAACCGTCATCGCTGTCAGACAAGGGCGGGATGTCATAGCCATCAAGCGGCACAAGGGTGACGATACAATGGAAACAGTTGGGCGGGTGATTGAGGCTATCGAGGAATATCAGCCAACGCTAGTCAACATCGACGAAGGTGGACTAGGAGCTGGTGTAGTGGATAGGCTGAAAGAGCAACGCTATAAGATCAAAGGTGTTAACTTCGGAAACAAAGCAAAAAACAGTATGATGTATGGTAACAAACGGGCGGAAATGTGGGGCGATATGCGCGAATGGCTCAAGTCAGCCAGCGTGCCTACGGATCGGTACTTGAAAAGTGATCTGATCTCGCCCATGATGAAGCCTGATAGCAAGGGGAGCATATTCTTGGAATCGAAGAAAGACATGAGATCAAGAGGACTAGCGTCACCTGACGCAGCTGACGCTATTGCATTGACTTTCGCTTTTCCTGTTGCACATCGGGAATATAAGGGTATAATCCGAAAGAATACGTACCAGAATCAAGGTGCAGTCTCTAATTCTTGGATGGGGTCATAATGGCTACTAAACAAAGCAAACCGATACCACGCACGACCACGGGTAAGGGTAAGAACTATAACCCAACTGATAAGGGTGCGGGGATGACCGCCAAAGGGCGAGCCGAGTACAATGCAAAAAACAACAGTAATTTGAAAGCACCTGCACCGAATCCGAAAACAAAAGCAGATGCTGGTAGAAAAGCATCGTTTTGTGCGAGAATGTCAGGAGTTGTTAAAAACGCTAAAGGCGACGCCCCTCGCGCTAAAGCCGCACTTAAAAATTGGAACTGCTAAAGGAGAATTAAATGGCAACTAAACCTGGACTTTATGCTAATATTCTAGCTAAACGTGCAAGAATAGAAGCAGGATCAAAAGAAAAGATGCGCAAAGTGGGGGCAAAAGGTGCGCCAACTGCCAAAGATTTTAAAGATTCAGCTAAAACAGCAAAGAAGAAATAATCATGCCGTTAAAAAAATCAGCTAGTCCTAAAGCATTTCGAGAAAATGTCCGCGCTGAAGTAAAAGCAGGCAAACCTGTTAAACAAGCGTTGGCAATTGCCTACGCTACGAAACGCAGCGCAGCTAAACCAGCAGGCAAAATGAAAAAATAATGGCATACGACCAGTCAAACATGAACCTTGTCGGTAAAGTAGCCGACGTCGGTAGCAACCCAACAACTAATGAAGATCCAAAGGATAAGTTATCTACGATGCGCTCACGCTTTACAGCAGCGTTGTCAGCGTATAGCGAATCCCGCGAAGATGAATTAGATGACCTTCGATTTATGGCTGGTTCTCCAGATAATCAATGGCAATGGCCTGCTGACGTATTGGCAACTAGAGGATCTGTTCAAGGACAGACCATCAACGCTAGACCTTGCCTTACTATTAACAAACTGCCTCAACACGTCAGGCAAGTTACTAACGAACAACGTCAAAATCGACCCTCTGGGAAGGTAATCCCTGCTGACGATAAAGGCGACGTCGAAGTTGCTGAAATCTTTGATGGCATGGTGCGTCATATTGAATACATCTCAGATGCAGATGTAGCATACGACACGGCTTGCGACAATCAAGTCACCTATGGTGAAGGCTATATCCGTATTTTGACCGAATATTGTACCGATGAAACCTTCGATCAAGACATCCGTATTGGCAGAATCCGCAACGCTTTTAGCGTATACATGGATCCATTAATTCAAGACCCATGCGGGTCAGATGCTGAGTATTGTTTTATTACCGAAGATATACAAAAAGACGAGTACGAAAGGGAGTTCCCAGACGCTGCGCCCATTTCATCCATGCTAGCGCAAGGTGTAGGTGATTCCTCACTTAGCCAATGGATAAACGAAAATACAATTCGTATTGCTGAATACTTTTACTACAAACATACCCCGACTAAACTCAATCTGTACCCAGGCAATATGAGTCATTTTGATGGCTCACCTGAAGATAAGCAGATGAAAATGATGGGCTTAAAGCCAATCAAGAGTCGAATGGTTGATGTTAAAAAAGTTATGTGGATGAAAACCAACGGCTTTGAAGTGTTAGAAGAAAGAGAATGGGCAGGCAAATGGATCCCTGTCGTTCGGGTAGTTGGTAACGAATTTGAAGTCGATGGTCGTCTGTATGTGTCAGGCTTAGTCCGAAATGCTAAAGATGCCCAAAGAATGTATAACTATTGGGTTAGCCAAGAAGCTGAAATGCTAGCATTGGCACCAAAAGCACCATTTATCGGTTACGGCGGTCAGTTTGAAGGGTATGAGCAGAATTGGAAAACGGCTAATACAACCAACTGGCCTTATTTAGAAGTTAATCCAGATGTAACGGACGGCGCAGGTAGCGTACTGCCTTTACCGCAACGCGCCCAACCGCCAATGGCATCAAGTGGGCTATTGCAAGCAAAAGCTGGCGCATCCGATGACATTAAATCTACCACAGGCCAATACGATTCGAGCTTAGGTGCCACAAGCAACGAACGCTCAGGTCGGGCTATCCTGGCAAGAGAGAAACAAGGCGATACAGGTACTTATCACTACGTTGATAATCTATCCCGTGCTATTCGTCATGTAACTCGACAACTAGTCGATATGATTCCTAAAATCTATGATACCGAGCGCATTGCAAGGATTGTAGGCTTAGATGGTGAAGTCGATATGGTGAAGATTAACCCAATGCAACCTGAAGCCGTCAAGAAAATTATTGACGAACAGGGCATGGTCATAGAAAAAGTCTATAACCCTAGCGTTGGTACATACGATGTAGTTGTTACTACTGGCCCAAGTTACATGACTAAGCGTCAAGAGTCATTAGATGCAATGAGCCAACTGTTGCAAGGCAACCCGCAACTTTGGTCGGTAGCTGGCGATCTGTTTGTTAAGAATATGGATTGGCCTGGCGCGCAAGAAATGGCAAAACGCTTTGCTAAGACAATTGATCCAAAATTAATGCAAGACGACGATAAACCCCCTGAGCTGCAGGCAGCTGAACAACAGATTCAAGCAATGGGCCAAGAACTCGACCAATTACAAGGGATGCTACAAAATGTTAATAAATCAATGGAAGCTCAAGATCTCCAACGTAAAGAATTTGAAGCCACTATTAAAGCGTTTGATGCAGAAACTAAGAGACTTACTGCCGTTCAAGCGTCCATGACACCTGAACAGATTCAAGATATTGTTATGGGTACGATTAGTGGCATGATTACTAGCGGTGATTTGGTTAATGAGATGCCTGGGCGAGAAATGCCCGAAATGAACGCGCCAATGCCTGAACAAATGCCACCTGAAATGATGCAAGGGCAAATGCCACCTGAACAAATGGGCATGGCACCCCCACAACAACCAATGGGATTACCACCTGAAGGGATGCAACAATGAAAGCCGCAGATTTTATCGGATTATTCTTTTTAGCCCGTGATGTAACGCATAGTGTGCATTTAAACACTAGAAGTTACGCAAAACACAAGGCTTTACAGAAATTTTATGAAAATATCATTGATTTAGCTGATAGTTTTGCCGAGGCTTATCAAGGCAGGCATGGTCTAGTAGGGCCAATCAGCCTGATGTCCGCCAAAAAAACATCAAATGTGGTTGAATTTTTAGAAAATCAACTTGCCGAAATTGAATCTGTGCGTTACGATGTATGCGATAAAGACGATGCACCGTTGCAGAACTTAATTGATGGTATTATCGAGTTATATTTATCGACATTGTACAAGCTAAGGTTCTTAGCATAAGGAGAAATGTAATGGAGTTACTTAGACCGTTAGCCGATGACAATTACCCTGGTCGTACTGCGGCATATACTGGCACCGCAGGTTCTACAGCTACTTGGGGCGCAGGCCCACAAGGTGTGGTTGTATGGTCAACTACACCAGCATACATTTTAGTGGGTGAAGGCGTTACAGCTACTACTGCTAGCACACCAATACCAGCTTTTACCCCAATCCCGTTTACAGTACCGCCAGGCACAGGCGCCCCGTGGCGAGTAAGTGCAATCCGCGTTACGGATAGCGGCGACGTGTATTGCAAACCAATTAATATTCGATGAGTTGGGGAGTTGCCCTACGTAATGGAGTAGCTATCGGTTTAGGTAGTGTAATTACGTTATTTTCAGGCACTCGTGATAGTGGCGGATCCGTATCAAACCTTTTAACTGAAGCCAGTAATAATCTTGTACAAGAAGATAACGGGCTTATTTTGTTGGAGTAATTTATGGCGGTTAGTATATCGTTATTTGCGGGGGTCGGAGCGCAGTTTTTTACTGACGATGGTGTGCCATTAGCAGGCGGGCTAATCTACAGTTACGCAGCAGGAACAACTACGCCTAAAACAACTTACACAAGTAGCTTAGGTACTGTTGCTCATCCTAACCCAATTATTTTAAATTCTGCAGGGCGCGTACCAGGCGGTGAAATTTGGTTAACGTCAGGAACGTATAAATTTATACTTGCTACTTCTACTAATGTAACTATAGCAACCTATGACAATGTTTTTGCAGTAGGTAATACGGATTTAATATTTAATTTTACGGGCAACGGCACGCAAACTATTTTTACCTTACCTGTTTCGCCTTTAAGTGAAAATAGCACTCAAATTTATATTAATGGCGTATATCAAAATAAAGATACTTATTCAGTAACAAACGCATCAATTACTTTTTCTGAAGCGCCTCCCGTAACTTCTAAAATTGAAGTAATGTATAACTAACAGGAAATATTATGGCCGACTCAAAAATTAGCGCTTTACCAGCGTCTACCGTCCCGCTTGCGGGAACCGAAGTTTTACCTATTGTTCAAAGCAGCACTACCAAACAAGTGTCCGTTGCGAATTTGACTGCTGGTCGTGATATAGCGGCAACAAGTTTAACTACTGCGGCGGTACAGGCAACAAACTCAGGTGGGTTAACACTTAAAAATTCTAGTGGCACAACGCAACTTTCTTTAGGTGCAGGCGGCGGCGATAACATTACCCTTTCTGTAGCCACCAATATTACTCCTGCCAATGCTGCCGTAGCAATTAGCCCTACAGGCACAGGTACCGTAGCAATTAGCCCTGCGGGGGCTTTGACCATTAATCCTACAGCAGCCAGCACTATCAACAACACTTCTGTTGGGGCTACGACGGCGGCAACAGGGCGTTTTACTACTGTTAATGCAACAACATCAATTACAAATGCAGGGTTAACAAGTGGTCGAATAACTTATGCAGGGGCTAGTGGATTATTAACTGATAGCTCGGCTTTAACATGGGATGGAAACTTAGGCATTAATTTAGCTTCTTCTGCTGCTGGTGTATTGGATGTTGAACTAGCAGTAGGTGCTGAAGGTGTTGTTTATTGCATTATGAGAAACAACAACGGGACAAAAGTTAATTCTCTTGTTGTTAACTCAGTATCTACAGAAAGCTATAACGGGGCAGTTGCGGCTCTGTGGGTTGGTCGAGCCGCCGCAAATGCCAGAAGCATAAATGCTGGCGGTACTGTAAACGCATCTGGCGCTGACTACGCTGAATATATGACCAAAGCGGGTGATTTTACTATCGCCAAAGGTGATGTGGTTGGCATTGATGCAAATGGAAAACTGACCAATGTATTTGCTGATTCGGTGACATTCGTTGTTAAGTCAACAGACCCGTCTTATGTTGGTGGTGATACTTGGGGAAATGAAGAGTCTTTAGGTTTAGCAAAACTTAATGATGATGCAACCCAAGAAGAAAAAGACACGTTCAATGCCGCGCTAGAAGCCGCCCGTCAGCTTGTTGACCGAATTTCTTTTTCAGGTCAAGTTCCAGTAAATGTTACTGGAGCAATAGCAGGGCAGTACATTATTCCTGTGAACAATAATGGCTTAATCAAAGGCGAAGCAATAAGTAATCCAACCTTTGATCAATACAAGATTGCTATAGGTAAAGTTATTGCTATTGAAAATGATGGCAGAGCAAAAATCATTGTAAAAGTCATTTAAGGAAAAATCATGGCATTAACAAAAGCAACTTATTCAATGATTAGCGGTGCGGTTTTTAACGTGCTGGATTATGGTGCTATTGGAGATGGCGTTACTGATGACACAAGTGCAATTCAAGCTACAATTACTGCAGCCCTTGCAGCAAGGACTACAAATGCTCAAGGTATGGGGCAACAAACAATTCCAGGCACAGTATTTTTTCCTGCGGGAACTTTTCTTGTTTCTGGAATTACTTTGCCAGAGGGATATTTAAACATTGTTTTAGCAGGTACAGGGCCAAGTTCTGTTCTTAGTAAAAAAGCAGGAAGTGCAACAGCAGTAATAACTTTAGAAGGTGATACCACTACACTTAATAGCAATGATGGTCGTGTTTTACAAGTATTTATTCGTGACTTGGCTATTTCTGGTAACAGCATTGCAACCATAGGTATTTATTGCCAAAAAATATGGCGATGTTATTTTGACAACTTATTAATCAATGCTTGTACTCATGGTATTTATTTTATTGGGTCAAGTGAGTATTATGTAAATAATTGCAATATTTATGGTTTAAGTAATGGTAGCGGTATATATAATAACGGCAGTCAAAACCCAGCACCTTATGGAACTATAATTCCTTTGGCAAAAGGATTTTGCGAAGATTTTACAATTCAAAATTGCTGGCTTGGATATCACCTAAATTCTTTAACCTTGAATCATTGTGAAGGTGCAGACACAAAACGCTGCTACTTTAGTCCTTATACAAGAAGTGCTATTTTAATTGATAGTAGTGGGGGTGGCCCTGGCATTACCGATGATTCTGCTGCAATTACAGTTCAAGATTGTTGGTTTGAAAGTGATTCTGCGGCAGGCTATGGAATCATTGAAATTCAAAGCAATGACGCTCGTAACGTCTATGGGATAATTATCTCAAACAACATATTTGCTACCATATCGTTAGACACAACCAAATTAGTTCAAGCTGGATTTAACGGCATTGGAACAGGAAAAGTTGGGTACATACAAGTTGTTCAAAATACGTTAAATTATTCTGCAACAGCTTTATATCCTGCATGGCTTAATGAAAATCCCGATTTAGGCTACAACAACATAGTTAGGGATAATTGGCCTATTGGCGGGTACGGTGGAGTATACACTTCACCTAACCGCGTATACCCTGAATTTAGTCGTTTAGTTTATTCGGCTAATGATATATGGAAAAGTACGGCAGATGCAAACCCTTGGTCGCCTACTGGATGGACTGCAAGCGGATCTGGGGTTAAAAAATTAACAACCCAAGCTTTTTCCTATCTTGGTTATTCAGGCCCTCAACTAGGCGATTCTTCAGCAACAGGCGAATTAACTTTTGCCTATACGTTAGATGTTTCCCAATACAGAAACAAAGTCATAATGATCAGTTTTATGGTTGCTGCAAATACTGCCGATTGCTTTGTAAGTTTATTCCCAAATGCGCTTGAGCCAAGTCTTACTGCAAACGATGTAATGAACTCTAGACTTGCTGTGCTTCCTTTAATAAACCCTGCTGATGGAGCTACTTTAACTTGGCGTAGAAAGTTTTATTTTGTGCCAATTAACGTACTTCCATCGTCAGGTACAGGTGCGGGTGGTTTTGATGATGAGTTTGCATCTTCATTATTAATTCGTTTTACTAGACCAGCAGGCGCTGCGGCTACATTGTTATTAGTTGCTGATTTTAACATTTACGCTACGGATAAGTCGTATGCGTATGGGGCTTTATAAAATAAAATATTTACGTCATTAAATACCTTAATAGTTGTTGATGGGCGTAAAAAGTAATAAAAAAGTGACATAGATAAGTTTTTTAGTATAGAATTACCGTAAACGTACTAGCCGTTAGCTAGGGATTCTTAGGAGTCAAGATGTCAGAGGAACAAGAAGTAGTCTTAGCGGACTCAACTGCCGCGCCAGAGCAGGTAGCAACAGCAGCTCCTGATACTGAAGTAACATCGCTGGAAGAAAAGCCTGTTGAAGCATCTAAAACCTTCACACAAGAAGAATTAGACGCCGCAATTGGAAAACGACTTGCAAGAGAACAACGTAAGTGGGAAAGAGAACAGAACGCCAAGCGAGCAGAAATGCAAACAAGGGCGATTCCAGCCGAAATTCCGTCAGTCGATTCGTTTAACTCGCCCGAAGAATATGCTGAAGTATTAGCAGAACGTAAGGCAGAAGAACTACTCGTTAAACGTGAACAAGCTAGAGCGCAGTCTGATCTTTTAGAGTCTTACCACGACAGAGAAGAAGAAGCGCGGACGAAGTATGATGACTTTGAACAAGTCGCATATAACCCCAAGCTACCAATTACTGACGTGATGGCTCAAACGATTCAATCTTCTGATGTTGGCCCCGATATGGCTTATTACCTAGGGTCTAATCCAAAAGAAGCTGAACGTATATCTCGCTTATCACCTTTCATGCAGGCCAAAGAAATAGGGAGGATTGAAGCGAAGTTAAGCGACAACCCGCCTGTAAAAAAGACTTCAAACGCTCCTGCACCGATTGCACCTGTCACAGCTAGAGGTTCTGGCTCGCCAGCATACGATACAACTGATCCTCGTTCGATTAAGAACATGAGTACGTCAGAATGGATTGAAGCTGAACGAAACCGACAGATCAAGAAGTACGAAGCATTGAGAAACCGCTAACTATTTTATAAAAGGACTTTATTATGTCAAATTCGATCTTAACGATTGATATGATTACAAGAAAAGCTCTCGAAATTCTTGAGAACAACCTTGTAATTACTCGTAACGTAAACCGCCAATACGACGATTCTTTCGCCGTTGAAGGTGCCAAAATTGGATCAACACTCCGTATTCGTCTACCAGATCGTGCCTTGGTAACTGACGGCGCCGCCTTGCAAGTTCAAGACGACAACGAACAGTTTACAACTTTGACTGTTGCTAGTCAAAAGCACATCGGTGTCAACTTTACATCTGCTGAATTAACTATGCAGTTAGATGACTTCGCTGAGCGTGTTCTAAAACCGCGTATTAGCCAGTTAGCCTCAAGTATTGATGCTGACGTAGCTACTTCTTTCAAGAGCATTTATCAGTCTGTTGGTACACCAGGCACAGTTCCATCAACTTCTTTGGTCTTGTTACAAGCTCAACAGAAATTGAACGAAGCTGCTGCTGTAATGTCTCCACGGTACGCTACTGTAAACCCTGCCGCTAACGCTGGTTTGGTTGAAGGTATGAAAGGCTTATTCAACCCAACTGACACTATCAGCCGCCAATTTAAAAACGGTATGATGGGTGAAGGCGTATTAGGGTTTGAAGAAATCAACATGAGCCAATCTATCAGTCAGCATACAACTGGTACAACTCCAACTGCACCAATCGTAGCTGCTACTGTAACTGCTGAAGGTTCTACATCATTAGCAATTAGCTTTAGCTCAGGTTCACCAACTTTCAGAATTGGTGATGTGTTTACTGTTGCTAACGTCTATGCTGTTAACCCACAAACTCGTCAGTCAACAGGCTCCTTACAGCAATTTGTTGTAACTGCTGATCTGAACATTTCTTCAACCACAACTGGTACCCTAACAGTATCGCCAGCGATGTACACCTCTGCTAACGCATTGGCTACTATCAATGCGTTCCCTGTTTCGGGCGCTGCTTTAACTTTCTTAGGTGGATCTGCAACAGCTTACCCACAAAACTTGATCTATCACAAAGATGCGATCACTTTTGCGACTGCTGACTTGCTATTACCACAAGGTGTAGACATGGCTTCACGTCAAGTTCACAACGGTATTTCGATGCGTATAGTACGTCAGTACGACATCAACAATGACCGTTTACCTTGCCGTATTGACGTTCTATACGGTTTCAGCGCAATCCGACCACAAATGGCTTGCCGTCTGTGGGGTTAAACCTAAATGCTCCCGTGTAAACGGGGGCTTTTTTAATATTTAAGGAGAATTATTATGGCATTACCTAATGGTGCAGGTGGTTATCAGCTAGGCGACGGTAACTTAACCGAAATTAACATGAGTACACAAACAGCCCCAACGGCTAAAACAGCAGCAGCAACTTTAACAGCCGCTGAATTAGCAACAGGGATTGTTACTTTTGACGGAACAGCAGGCGCATTAACTGTTCCTCTTGGAACCGCATTAGATACAGCATTTCCGAGTATGAAAGTTAACAGTTCTTTTGAGTTTAATATTATTAATTTAGACTCAACCGACACCGCAACTCTAACTGCTAACACAGGTTGTACTTTGGTCGGCGTTGCAGCAGTTCTTGCGGTTACATCTTGTACTTGGCGTGTTCGTAAGACTGCTGATGCAACGTATGTATTTTACCGCGTAGCTGGTTAACGTAATACCCGCCCCTTGGGGCGGGATTAACTTTTTTTGGAAATAATAAAGGAGTTTTAATCATGGCAAATAACAAACC